ACATCGTCACTTCAAAGCCAAATCTCATTTCTGTTGCTGCTGGTTTTGTCCATGCTTTCATAGTGTTCTCCTAAAATTTTATACACACCGTGTGTATAACTACATATTACTCCAAAGATTTGCCTGTGAAATACGTAAAACCATGAATAGCAGGTAAAGAAAAACCCCGCCGAAGCAGGGTTAATCCTAGTACATTAAAACCAAATGCTAATTAAGCACCTGGTGAACCGTACATACCGAGAGGATCTGACCAACCGAATGAATAACGTTCACGTGATTTGTAGCGAACATTACCTGTGTCAAAATCGCCGTCCATTGAATTTTGTAATGGAGTACGTACAAAGTGTTTCATACCGTTAGGTACGTCTGTTGTCAAGAACCAAGCATTGGTGTCTGTTAAGAAGTGGTTAATTGTATAACCTTCTGGAATAGAACCATTGTTTTTGATTGCATTGACATCGTTATCAGTAGTACCAACGCGTAGTTCAGTTTCGAGCAAACGAGTCGCAACGAATTGAAGTGCTGGTGGAACTATTAATTTACGAGGTTTAGCAGCGATCAATAGATCACGTTCATCTGTCCAAGCTGCGATTTGAATAACTGCATTTTCCAATGAAGTTTCGTTCAAGTCTGCTGCAACAGATGGTCTGTTACTATTTGTACCGCTTGAAACAAGTGGATGTGCTGTGCTAAATAATGAAACTCCGTCACCGCCTGTGTAGCCAGAATTGAAGCCATTATTTAAAACTGCAGCAGCTTTAACTTGTTTTGTATAAGCCATAGCGCGAGCTAGACCTTTTGTGTAACGTGCAGATAAAGAATCATAAAGGTTATCTTCAATAGCTTCTTCAGTTAAGCTGAAGCCAAGAGCGATAGTTTCATGATTGTATCGTGCAGTCCAAGCTTCTTGAGCATTGTCATAAGCGATGGCAGAACCTTCGTTTTTGACTGGTGCTGCTGAGAAACCTGAAAGTTTTGTTTCTTCTTCAAAAGAACGTTCTGAAGTCTCTGTATCGTAGATTTCTTTATGTTCTTCACCGTAGCGAGCATATTCCAAACCAAACAATGCGTTTAAGCCTGGGAGTAACTCTTTTAATAACTGTGCGCGTGAAATTGCCATTTAATTACTCCTTAGATTAAGCAGCATAGTAATTGTGAATACCGAAATTAATCTTCACAAGTACTTCTGGGTATGATGTAAACACAATTGTTGAGCTTGATGGGATCGCTGTAATAGAACCAGGAACCGCAACGGCTTTATCAATTGTAATGGATGTTGTACCAGCAGCATAACCACCTGAGTTTGCTACAAATGAACCAGTTTGAATCAACTGACCAGATGCATCAAGGTATCCTACGTCAGCACCTTGTGGGATAGCTGAAGGTAAGCCTGTACCAGTTAGCGTAATAGTTGTAGATGATGATGAGCCAGTAGCTGTAACTTCACTAGCTGTATCAGGAACTAAACTTAAAACACGGAATGGTAAAGCTGTTGATGGTGTTGCTGTTGGAGCTACTAAAGCATTGTAAGAATTGCCAGTATTGACACTTCCTGCTAAGTTAGAGCCTGCTAAGTTTAAACCAATAATAGCTGTTGAAGCTGAAGCGATAGTTGTAGAGCCGCTTGAATTTACCATAGCCGCTTTAATAACGATATCTGGATCATCCGCAACAATAGCTGTAATATCGCCAGCAGCTGTATTAGCTGGGTAATATTGACTAAACAATCTTTGTTTAGTTGTTGGGTTTGTGTAGTAACAACCTAAGAAAACGCCAATAAATTGTTTTCCAGATGTACTGTTTGTAACAGCGGCACGAGTAACTGTACCATTAGTAATTGTTACAAAGTCACCGTAATAAATATTGGTTGCGTAGTTATACTGAATCGGATAATCACGTGTTGATCCAGCGTAAACTTGACCCCCAATAAGATTTACGGGCTTAAAGCCATATGGGCCTGAAATGCTTGGGTAAGCAGCCATTTAAATCTCCTTAATTAAAATTATTTACCTTTGCCAAATGTGGTACTAGATTTGTTATCTCGGAAGAGAGGCATTCTAGGATCACTTTGACGCATTAAATTATTATCTACAGCTTCCGTTTGAGACTGTGTTAATTTGTTGTAGTGTGAATTACGTTGGTCAACAAGCTCAGTAGGTGTTTTGCAGAGTAACAATCCGCCAATCTCGATGCTGTCTTTAAAACGGCTATCAGGATCAACTAACAGTTGGAATTTAGGTTGCTCTTCAATTCTTACAGGTTCCCATCCTTCTCTTAATTTACCAGAAAGATTTCTAGGATCTGCAGTGTTTAAAGTAGAAACACGAACCCATCTATACGAATAACCAGCCTGTTTATCAGGTTCAGGAAGTAGTTCGGGTGCTGACCACTGTTTAGGGCGCTCCGTTACTTCACGAGTTTCAAGGTCACGCGTTGTTCTTACTTCATTTAATTCATTGTTGCTGTTTTTAATATCAGACATTTTAAGACTCCAATTTAGATTGTGCGATGGCATATTGCTCTGGTGTTAGGCCGAGTTTCTTGGCTAACGCTACTTGCGTTTTACTTAATATCACTTTTTTGGATGAAGTACTACGTTTAGCAGAGGCAACTACCGTGCTGGATTTTGATTTTTGTTGAGCTTTAGGCTCATTTTGTGCATCGTCGAGACCTAATTCTTCTGGGAATCGTCGTCTCATTTCTTGATTTATTTTATTATAATACTCGTCTGTTCCAACAAATGCAAGCCCATATTGATTTGCTAGGTCATTATGATAGTCCATAGCATATTTTCTTAGTCTTGGTTTACTAGAATCGACATACCAAGGGTTCTCAGAGACCCATTTAGCGGCTTTTTCATCCATTTGAGGAGGACGTTGCGGCTGCATATTCTGACGTTGTTGCACATAGTTTTGCTCTGATTCTTCAAAATTCTCAGTTGTAGGCCTAAAATTCTTAGCTTTATCCAACTTTAAATTAGCATTAACTATATCTTGTTGTGCTTCTAATACCCTATCAGAATCGCCTGAATCGTAAGCCTCTTTATAAGTCTTTTTAGCTTTTTCAAGCTCTAATTCAGCATTAGCTTGATAATTTACGATTAATTCTTTTTCACCTAAGTGAAGTACATTTTTAAGCCTTTTATTTTCTTCTAAAATAGCTTGGGCTACAGATAGAGCTTCTTGTTGCTCTTTGTATGCAGCTTCTTTAGCACGTCTTTCATCATGCCAAGCTTTTTTATATTGCTTAAATTTAGTCTTTACATTCTTAGAGTAGTCTTCAGACTCATCAACTTGTTCTAGTTCGTTGACTATTTCTGGAGTTAAAGGTTCAACATTACGGTCTTCTTCAGGCGTATCGTCTACTATTTCTACTTCTAGCTTACCTTCATCTTCTATTTCAACCTTTACATCAGGTTCATTTTCTTCTATTTCGTCGGGAAACTTAAACTCTTCTTTTTCTTCTGTAGCCATATATTTCTCCTATGAGCTTCTTTTGATGCCACGTGGGTCTTGCACTACTGCTTCCACTGAGTCATCGTTAATCATTCTAAAATCCTTGCCGTGAATAACTAAGCGAGTGCCAGCATTAGGCCGAACAATCACAAAGTCACCTTTTTTACACCAAGGTCCTGTAGGGAACTTTCTTTCATCTTTATATGCATCAGGTCCAATTTCAACTACAAATAATACTGTAGCTAATAGTTCTTCCCTTTTTACATATTCATCTGATAATTCAATTCCACTTTCTGTTTTCCTATCCACTTCGGGCACAGCACATAAAATGCGATAACCTGATGGAATTGGAACTTGTCTTGCCTTATCTTCTAAAGCAATATCTTCTTGTACTTCAGCTTCTACTTCAGATTTACGTTGGTCTAACAAAACGTTTAAATCTTTAGCTTGGGCTAAGTTTAAATCACTCATCCGAGTTCTCCATTACTTTGTTTAGGTCTTTGATGTATTGACGTGCTGTAAGAAGACCCTTAATCTCACCACACAATTTTTTGTACTCCTCGAAATTATCTATATTACCTACTACAATAAAGTCTTGAAGTTGCAAAATCTTTTCGTCTAGTTGTTTAACTAGTATGTCTAAAGCCTGTAGTGTTTCCACTTGCATTTGTTATTACTCCTTTGGTTTTTGTGTCTTGCGTTGTTCAGCAAGTCTTTGTTGAGTTTTTTGTCTCAGCTCCTCTAGTTTAAGTTCATGGTTTTGTACATTTTGGTCATACTGTGACCTAGATACATTTTGTTGTTGTTTAAGATTAGCCTCATGTTTATGTAAATCCATTACAGCATTGAAGCCTTGTTTCTTCTCATCATTATCCATCTTAAGCTTATCAAAATTAGATTTAACAGCTAATTGAGCGCCTGCTTGGTACTGTTGACTATCAATCTTGTCTTTTTCAAGTGCTAATTTAGCCATTTCAAACTGTGCATCAACTTGGTCTTTCTTAACTTTTCTATCAAGATCAGCTTTTTTCAATTCCATTTCTTGTTGTTGTAACTGAATGATAGGGTCTTGTTGCATCTGTGCATTTTGTGCAGCTTGTGCTTCTTGTTGATGTTTTTGTAATATTTGTTGAGAAGCTTGAGCAGCCATTTGAGAGATTTGAGCTTCCATCTCTATTGGTATAGGTTGTTCATCTTGTTCTGTATTATCAGGATCATGGTATGGAGGTAACGTCATACCCATTTGCATTTCAAGTTGTTTACGGTATTCAAAACCTAAATGCTCCATAATATGTGCAGTCATTGAAGCTTGTAAAGCTTGCGCCATTTGAGGATTCATACCTACAAGTTGTTGTACCTTTGGGTCTTGCATCGCTGATTGGTGCACCATAATATGCGCTTGATGATCTTGATGTAAGAATGCTTTAACAGGTTTACCCTTAAGAATATTTTGATTCTCACTAACTGGATCAACAGGTTTTTGGTCCTCCGACATCGGTACTAATTTTTGATAGTTCTTAATACCTAGTACATCTAACATTTGACGGTGTAGCATCGGTAGGTCATAGAGTTGTGGAGCAGTTTGAGCTAACTGTAACGCTGCTTGATACTGTACAACTTTTTGTGCCATCGTTGCTGCATTCGGATCAGATACAGGTATAACTGCAACCATATCATAGTCAGATTGTTTAGCTTTTCTATCACCTTCTTCAGGGTCATAACTATATTCTTGTGGTGTATAGTCACGGATAATATCTTTTAAAAGTCTAAACTCTTGCTTCATTGAGTAATGAATACGCGCTTGAATAGCTGACATTGTTTTTAATGTTCTTTCCAATACAGCTAGCGTAGTACCCACTGGACTGTTAGCAGACATATCAGATACTTGAAGCTCTGCTGAACCTGCAAACTTACGTCCTTCTTCAACGATTGTACCTAATAAAGCCATAAGAACTTGTGAAGGTTCTTTATATGGTAGAGGCATAATGTTGTCACGCATTGAACCACTAGGTACATCTACATCACGGAATTCACCAGGAGCTATCGGTGTATCATCACCTTTTACTCTTAGACCCCTAGTCTTGAAACCACCAGGCAAGTTGGACAAAGTTCCAGCATCCACGAGTTGACGTATGAGGCTAGTACCAGACTTAGCAAAAGCGCCAACAAGATGTATGAGACCAAAGTTATAAAATCCAAAACCAGGAATATAACCGTAGTGAACGAAATGGTTTCTTTTTTGTTGTAAGTCGTCGTCTTCATTCCAATTCCTTCTAATAGCTAGAATATTACTTGTGCCTTTTTCAATCGTTACAATATAAGGTAGTGCAATACCTGTAGGTTTACCTTTATCATCTTCATGTTCATAACCAGGTAAATCTAATTCAACATGCATTTCAAGAAGTTTAAATCTATCATCAGTAGTTGCACGGAATCCTAATTTCTCAGCAATCTTTTTCTCAACTTCATCCATCACATTGACAGGATCACCAAGATCAACATCTCGATAAAAACCTTCATGTTGAAGTCTAAGTACTTCGTTTTCTGTCTTACGCATCACGTGAGTAATACGTTCAGCTTGTTCTAAACTTGATGCACCATAGGGTACGACCACGTCTTCTGCAGGAACATACATGGATACTTGTCTTCCCAAAGACGGATCGTAGTAAACTTTTTTAAACGCATTACCAGCTAAACCTAGTCCCCATAGCATGCGTTCATGTTCTGGTCTATATTCTTTCATCACGTCTGTTAACTGATAGTTCATATCTTCTTGAACTCTTAATGCTGCTTCTTTTTTATCTTGTGTCTCACGACCAATAATTTGTGTTTTAACTGGGCCCATAGCAGGGAATGTTTCCATCATAGTTTCTGCTTGGAACTTAACTACAGCTTCAGATAGTAATGGATGGTAAACACCACATGCACCTTCCCATGGTTCTGCACGTTCTTCAATTTTTAAACCTAGTAGTTCTAAACCATCTACGTAAGTCTGAATCCAATCTTTTCTTGATGAAATATCATTGTCGTAATCACCAATAAGCTCATTAGCAATTAACATTAACTCACTTTCATCCATGTCTTCTGCTAAGTTTTTTGAAAAGTCATCATCCTCTTCATCATCTTCTTCCATATGAAGAGCAAAACCAGGACCTCTGATATCTAATTCTTCAGGGTCTTTAATTTCAATTTCTAATGCAGGTTGGTCTCCAGGCATAGGCATATCTCCTAGTCCCATCGGTGCTTGCGCTAAACTTTTATCTATATCCATATTCTATCCTTGTGTCCTAATATCTAAAGAAAACTTATATAAGTTTGGGTAATCTGTTTCATTTAATTCTTCTTGGTCATACAAATTGGCGCATTCAATACATCTTAATAGGAACAAATCAACCTCATTTAGTATCCCATCAGGTGTTTCTAGTGCTTTAGGTCTGTCAGTTGTGCTAAAAAGTTTTACTATACGATCTACTTCTGGACCGAATGTTTCTAAAATCTTTTCGCTTGTGTAGGGTAAGCATGCTATCTTATAACTACCTGTACTATATACTGAATGAAGTCCTCCAGCAAGAGCTAATATATCGTTAGCACCTTCACTTTTTAAAATATGAAACACTCTTAGTAAATGGTCTTTAAGTGAACCTACTTTATGTGGCTTTTCATTTGCTTTTACTTCATCTAAAAACTCTGATAACAATACTTCTGACTCATATATAGCTTTAGGGTCTACTGTTACCTTAAACATTAATGTTGTTCTTACTTTATTACAGATGCGAGAAAGCGACTTAGCGCAATGCTCAATATAACCAGGGAAGACCACCACCCTGCCAAAACGCGGCGTAACTGCTTTAAATACTTCGCCTTTTTCGTAGAACATTGTTTCACCGCCCCAACCATAATTCCACTCCTCATTTAAATAGACTACCACCGTATGATCTTCTTTGCGTTGAGTATCTGTATGAATATAACCTTCAGTACCAAACGTGTGTCGATTAGCATAACAACGAGTTAATAATCCTTGGTTTTTAAAATACTCTTTATTTATTATGTCCCATACATCTTTAAACTCTTTAGGCATCTTTTTAGCAACATCAGTTGGATTATTTATTGTAGTTTTAGTAATGTCTACATTCCAATGTCCATAGGGTATATTAGGGTCTGAGTGCCAGCCGTAAGTCCAATTAGCTTTTTCTAGCCACACATTACATTGACCTAATGTACTCTTAGATATTATATTGTCTAAAACTTTAATCATTAGCTATCCCGTGTCTTTGATTCCATCTCATTTCTTCCCACCACCATATACGTCTAAATCTTCTTACGTTACGTCTTGCTTTAGGGTCTAGTCTTCTTTGTTTTACAGGTCTACAATTCCACATCACATAGCCGTTTTGATTTTTAAATCTATAAACTATCATTAATAGTAC